GACGAGGCTGTTCCACAGCAACAACGACAAATCATTAAAATGTGCATGGATGCATATGATAAGGTTGGAATTATTAGAAATATAATTGATCTCATGGGCGACTTTGGTAGTCAGGGAATAAATATTGTACATCAAAATAAAAGCGTAGAAAAGTTTTATCAACAATGGTTTAAGAGTGTTCATGGAAAAGAAAGATCAGAAAGATTCTTAAATAATTTATATAAATGTGGAAACGTCATCATATATAGAAGCTATGCAAATGTTACTCCACAGTTAAATAATTACATGAAGGCATTATCTAAAGACATTCGCGTAGAAGTGCCTAGCATGACAAAAAATCAAATTCCTTGGCGATATAATTTCTTTAATCCTCTAACAATAAAGTTAAAGGATGGAAGTATGTCTCTATTTATGGGAATGAATAACTATACAATTACTACCAATAGTTTCTTTGATAAATTTACAAGTGGCGATATTCCAAATCATGTACTAGAAACGCTACCACCTGTTATCAAGAAAAGCTTAAAACAGGGACAAAAAGATATACCATTAGAGTCAGATAGATTATCTGTATTTCATTATAAAAAGGATGATTGGAGACAGTGGGCCAATCCAATGATTTATGCGATATTAGATGATATTATCATGCTTGAAAAAATGAGATTAGCAGATTTATCAGCATTAGATGGAGCAATTTCAAATATTAGATTATGGACATTGGGCAATCTTGAATATAAGATTTTACCAAATAAAAGTGCCATTAATAAATTAAGAGATATATTATCTAGTAACGTTGGTGGCGGTACAATGGAATTAGTTTGGGGTCCAGAATTAAGCTTTAAAGAATCTAGTAGTGAAGTATATAAATTCCTTGGTTCAGAAAAGTATAATTCTGTTCTTAATAGTATTTATGCTGGTTTAGGCGTTCCACCAACATTAACTGGTATGGCAACTAATGGCGGTGGATTTACAAACAATTTTATATCTTTAAAAACGTTAGTCGAAAGACTACAATATGGTAGAGATTTACTTATACAGTTTTGGGAAAAAGAAGTAGAAATAGTTAGAAAGGCTATGGGTTTTAGATATAAGGCCCACATACAATTTGACCAAATGACATTATCAGATGAGGCGGCAGAGAAAAATCTTCTCATTCAATTGGCAGATAGGGATATTATTAGCCACGAAACACTTCTTGAAAGATTTAAAGAAATTCCACAAATTGAAAATATTCGCATTAAACGTGAAAATAAAAATAGAGAAGAAATACCAAAGGCTGGTCCATTTCATGATCCAAAACATAAGCAAAATCTTGAGCGTATTGCTTTACAAACTGGAAAGGTCACTCCAGAAGATGTTGGTCTTGAAAGCAGTGTTGATCAATTAACTGCGCCAACTTCAGCACCATCTGGTCAACCTAATCAACCAAGTCCACCAAATCCAAATGGTAGACCAAAATTTTCTCAAGATTCTGAACCAAGACAGTCAAGGTCAGTAAAGCCAAAATCTACACCCGGCGTTGCAGAATTATTTGTTTGGGCTGATAAGGCTTGGTCACAAATATCGGAAACACTCACTAGCGCATATTTAAATACTCATAAAAAGAAAAATGTTAGACAACTAACTAAGTCCGAAGTTATGGAACTAGAGACTCTCAAGTTAGATGTATTTACTAATATAGATGTATTACAAGATATTTCTAATAATTTAATTTTTGATATATTAAAAAATGGTAAAAAAACGCCAAAATCGTTTGCACAAATGATTGATGATAAAAATATTAACATAGAAGATACCACAATAGATAATTATAGAAAATATATTATTGGATTATTTATTGAGTACAAAACCTCCTAAAATACTTAAAAAGTAAAAAATTGTGTATACAAATTTTGAGAGGTAGTACACAAAGTACATAAAATATGAAAATATTTAATCATGAAATTATAGACGGTGTGGCTGAAGCTGTTCAGTCAAATGCCTCTATTGCATATTGTTCACCAGCACTAATATCTGAACCAACATTGAATGAATCTATTGTTCATGTTGAAAAAATTAAAGCATCAAGCGCTAATCCAAAACAAATAGATTTATACTATATTAAGTCTATACTAGTATCTACTGGATGGAATAAAAACGATGATGTCTTTGCGCCAGAACAAACATGGGCGGCAAGAAATACTCCAGAAGATAAACAATTCAACTTCATGCACAATGAAAACGACATAATAGGACATATTACTGGTAGTTATGTTGTTGACAAAAGCGGCCTTGTTATAGCAGAAGATATTGAAGCTCCAGATCAATTTGATATAATAACAGAAGCCGTTCTATATAATAGTTGGACAAACGCTGAAAATCGTCAGCGAATGAATAAAATAATACAAGAGATAGAAGAAGGTAAATGGTTTGTTTCAATGGAATGTTTATTTGCTGGTTTCGATTATGCTGTTCGTAATGGTAACTCTAAAATTGTTGCCAGAAATGATGACTCATCATTCTTAACTAAGCACTTAAGAGCTTATGGTGGTACAGGAGAGTATGAAGGCTATAAGATTGGTAGATCATTAAGAGATATTTCTTTTTCTGGTAAGGGGCTAGTTGCCAAACCAGCTAATCCAAGAAGTATTATTCTTGATGCTAGCAAAGCTTTCTCTGTTCGTGAGACAAGTTTACTTAGTAATGTTACTTTAGGAGAAAAAAACATGTCTGATTCTACTGTTTTAGAGAAGCAGCTAGCCGAAGTTCGTAGCGAGCTTGCTTCTGCAAAGGAAGAAAACAAGGTTATTCGTGCGCAGATAGAAGTCGCAAAGGATAAAGAATATGCTGAAACTATAGCTGGTTTTGAAGCTAAAGTTGCTTCTCAGATGAGTCAAATCAAGGACTTAGAAGAGCAAGTAGCTTCACTTAATCAAACTATTTCAGATCTTCATGCCACAGTCGAGGCTAAAGAAGAACAGTTTACTAGTCTTCAAGCCGCGATGACAGATATGAAGAAAATGGAACGCAATCGTGGTCGTAAAGATATGTTAGTCAAGGCTGGCTTTGATGAAGCAGAAGCCGAAGAGTCACTAAATCTTTATGATTCATTAGCAGACGAAGCTTTCGAATCCATCGTTGCCATGTATAAGAAGAAGATGGCAAAGGATATGGAAAAGAAAGAAGAAATGAAAGACAAAGAAATGATGATGAAGAAGAATGCTCAAGTAGAAGTTGCTGAAGCTTCTGAAACAGAAGTTACACCAGAACTACTTGAGGGTTTACAAACTTCAGAAGCTGCCTTAGTCGATGCTTCAGACGATCACGATGAGTTAGAATCCACAAGAGCTAGTGTAGCACAGTGGATTTCTGAAAACGTACTTCGTAAGTGAATTAACAAGGAGAAATAAATTATGGCCCTAAAATCAGATAGATACGAATTACAGACTGATATCAGTTTCTTTTACAATGCTGGTACAGCAACTCGCGGTGGTGTCGTTGTTCATGACACAACTGCCGGTTCTGGAGCAGCAATGGATCAAGGCGTTAATCTTGTGAAGTATGCACAAGTTACCGCAACTAGTCGTCCAGTAGGTGTTCTACTAAACGACGTTGTTAATAAGGATCTTACTCGTACTCATCTTAATCAACATAAGAATGAAGTACAGAAGGGTGGCAAGGTTACGGTTCTCCGTAAGGGTTATGTTGTAACAAACAACATTACTGGTGATCCAGCCGCTGGTGATCCTGCTTATGCTTGCCACGTAACTGCTGGTAATTTCCGCAAGGATTCACCGGGCAGTTCGGGCGTATTAGAGGTTGGCCGTTTTCTTTCATCGAAAGATGAAGACGGTTATGCCAAAGTAGAAGTAAACCTTCCCTGACTAAACTAAAAGGAGAATTTAACATGCCATTAAATACTAGACCCAGTGATGAATTTATCGCTCTCCTACGCAAGTCAGGTGACAGCGATATCAATGTAGCTTCGGCTGCACAAAGAGAGTTTGCAAAAGCTCTTGAGCTTCCACTTCGTAAGGGTGTCCTTGTTGGTAACATCCTTGGTACTATTTTCGAAACCATCAATGTAGAACCCGGCGCAACAACCGAGTATCCTCTTGATCTTATCAGCCCCGGCCTTGAGGGTGAGCATGTCGCTTACACCAATCCC